GCCCACGGAGCGGCCGTGCGCCGCACCCGTCGTGAAGCGGTCGTTCGAGGGATCGCTGGATGTGATCGCCACCATCCCCGCGTTGGCTGGCACGTCCACCATCTCGTCCGCGTACTGCGCCTCGGCCCGCAGCCCCTCGGCGTTCGACGCACCGTCGAAGACGTCGGCCTCGACGATCCCCACCGCGCCGCCGCCGTACCGTGCGCTGGTTAGGTAGTCGCGAATGCAGAGCGCCGGGTTCGTGCTGTACGCCGTCGCGCCGGTGCGTGGATCTTTCACCTTCCGTCCACGCACGATGCACTGCACATCGGGGACGCCAGCAAACAGCGACTCGTTATCCGGCGAGTCCATCGTCAGCGCGAGGACCAGGTACGCAATCCCGCGGCCGCGCGCCGCCGCCGTCCACTCCGGCAGCACCGCCGTGATCGCCGAGGCACTGAGCGTGGAGTCGGCAGTTGGCCCGTCCGCCGCACCCGGTGCCGCCGTCGTGTTCTGAGTGTCAGTGCCCAGATACTTCGCGAACCCGACCTTACCCGTGTAGCCGGGCGTCAGGCGCTTCACGGTGCCGTTGCCGCCGCCGCTGGTCGTCACGATCGGGATGCTGAACGTGTTGGCGTCCACCCGCTTCACTGACCAGATGCCGTTGACCGCGGCGGGCGTTGCGCTCTTGATCTCCACCGTGTCATCGTCGTAGAGATTGTGACCCGTGAACGCGATCAGCGTGGGATCGCCCGCCGTCACCGCGCTGCCGCCCAACGCCTGCGCCGCGCCTTCCCTGCTCCGCAGCGTGCCATCGGGCAGCACCGCCAGGTTGCCGTCCAGGTAGATCTCGTCAATGTCCTCGATCTCACCGTGACACAGGTCGAGGACCATCCACAGCACGCTGTTCGCGCCGGAGGTCTGGGCGTAGGCGACGTGCCCGCCGAGCTTCACGCGCCCGTAGCCTACGGGCACCGGAGTCCGGCCCCCGGCCACCGTCTGGCTCCGGTCCCACGCTGCGGCGGAGAGGTTCGGCTCGGGCGTCAGCCAGTTCGACGCGGCGCTCAAGGCTATCCCCGCGCCAATCCACATAAGCCCGCCACCGCCCAGGGGTGACAAGATCAGCCCAACACCAGCTATCACCACGCCACTGATGAAGCGAACCGTGTTGCTCACGGCAACCTCAGCAGCCGCGCGCGGCCCTCGAGCGGCATGGCGTCCGCCGGCCAGGTCCGCACTACTTCGCCGACAAACACGCCGACCATCTCACGGCCGACGACCACGAACGCGCTCTCGAACTGGGTGTCCTCCAGGGCTCCTGGCGCTACCAGCAGTACATCGCCGCGCTGCCGCTCGCCATCGGGAAGCTCCTGGGCGCCCAGCAGTACCAGCACGGCCGCCGTGCCTCCGGTCTGATCCCAGGCGCGCTCCGCACCGACCTGCGTGCCGTATTCGGGAACCGCGATGCCGGCGAGGAACGCCGGCCCGTACATCGCCTCAACGGCCCCGCGCACCAACGTCGCGCAGTCGGTCTCGCCCCATACGAACGGCCGACCGCGCACGCTCTCAGCCCACTCCACCAACCGCCGGTCCCAGTTCATCAGCCGCTTGCTCACAGCCCGCCCGCCTGCCGGTTCCGCCTAGTCGGCGATCCCTCGCGACCGCGTCCGCCCACTCCAGGAGTCGCCGCACCACGACCTCCGGGGCTCCAGGCTGCGGTGTCGCCCCAGCGCAGCCGGCGCTCCGGCATCACGGGCGCGAACGCGAAGAACGTGTCACCGGAGAACACCGCTTGGTGACTCTCGACGTTGGTTTGAATCCCGCGCACCTGCTCCAACGCACCGAATGGGTCAGAGAACCGCGTCGTGATCTTGACGGAACCCATCTGCTCGCCGCGCTCATCGCGCTGCTCCTCGATCCGAAACGCGCCGTTCATCAGCCCAGAGAAGTTCAGCAGCGGGTCCGCGATGATCGTTCCCGTCGCCTCATCAACGTGTGCGATGTAGATGCGGCAGATGCGGCCCACGTACTTATCCGACAACAACAAGGCGATCACCGTCAGATCCACACCAGACAAGCTCACCTCAACAGCCTGCCCGCTAAGGTCAATCCCTTCCTGCACAACACCGATATCCAACACCCCACCTGCCGCAACCCAAGTAGCCGCCGGTGTTGTTGTCGTAATGTCCTTGCCCGCAGTGCAGTAGCGCAACGTCCCCCCGGCGAACTGCAACTCGATCAGATGGACGACCGCACCTACCTGTGCCGCCACCGCCGTCTGCATCCCGGACGTTAGGACGCGGGCCATGCTACAAGGTCTCCATGAAGGTGATCTCCATCCCATCGTAGAACTCGTCGGGCCCGGCCGCCGGGACCTTCAGAGCAGCGATGATGGCGCGGTACACCACACTACCGGCCGGGTTGTTGATGGTCAGCAGGGCGTCGTCCGCCGGGCTACCTCCAACAAAGATTGGGGCATTGATGCTCAGTGTCGCCGGTCCGGTGGTAGCACCCGAGTTGGCATTCGCAGTTACCTGGATCACCTGGTTCAAGCCAGCAATCCTAATGATATCGCCGGCCCGTAGCACGTTCGCGGTGTCATTGGGCCAGCCATCAGTTGCAAGCGTAGCGCCAGTCTGACTTGCGCCGTTGACCCGTGGTGTTCCGCCCCCCACACCCAACAGGGCACGCTGCCAGCGGTGGTCAACATCAAGAACGGCGCCCGAACGCCAGTAGCTCTGGATCAGCGCCTGGAACGCTTCGGCCGTCGTATCCCCTACCCGCAGCGGGCCCCAGCTCTCAGTCCAACTCCAACCGATCTGGAGTGTCGAGCGCACCTGGGGCTTCCCGCCTTGTCCAACGCTGATGAGCGGGCCGACGAGCTGTGGCCTGGCTATCACCTGTGGAAGCACCGTGCGGGGAAACGCCGTCATCTAGCCCCCTAGAGATGTTGCAAAGCCACGGCTCTGCTTCACGCCCTCGGCCACGATCCTCATGATCTGTGCCCGGTTCTGATCGAGGAATGCCGCCACACCCCGCTGATCCACAGCGCTCACAGCCAGCGTGACGTTCTGGTTTACCACCACTGGGCTACCTGCCGCAAAGTCCCCGCCAGCAAGGGGCTGAATCGTCAGCCCACTACGGCCCGCGGATACCAGTTCTGGCCCCGCCTCACCCACCAGTCCAAACTGCCCACCTGGCAGGAAGCCGCCTGCCGCAAAGCCGGGGAGGGTGACACCCAGCGCCTTCAACCCCTCGGTAATGGCTAACCTGATCGCGATCCGCTCAAGATCGCGGATCACGGCGTTGGCGAAGTCCCGGAAGCTCTGTTGTGCCTGGGTAGTGAAGTCGACGAAGCTGTTCAACGCATTGCTCGCCCACTGCTCCATCGACTTCCCAAACCGCATACCGGCGCCTGTAGCTTGATCCAGTTCATCCTGCGCCGTCTGCACCGCGCGGTTGAACTGTTCCTGGGTCAGCCTATCCGCCTCAAGATGTATCCGCAGGGTCGCCATCGTGTTCTGATAGCGCTCTAGTGGCGTCAGGGTCGCCTCGATGATGCTCCGCGCATCCTCCTCCAGCACACTGAGGCTGCGCTTGGCCTTCGCATACGCCGCCACATCCCCACGCAACCCTTCATAGCGGTGCGCGAGCACGGCTAGGGTCTCACCCTCTGGCCCGATGACGGCGTTCAACGACACACCCGCAGCCACGAGGGCAAGGACAACCTGGCGGTACGCCTCGGTCTCGGCGCTGAGTTCTTCAAACTGGGTGCCGCCTAACAGTGTCGTCGTAGCCCGGACCTGGCGCTGGGCTTCGGTAAAGGCGGCCATCGCGTCTTTCACCGCGTCCGATGCCGCGGTTATCCCTGGCGGCATGGGCGGGGTGGGCGGTGTTGGGGGGATCAGCGCCGCCGCGTCCACGATCTCTTGGAGCACCGCGCGATGGTGTTCAAGCTGGGTGATCGTTTCGCCGATCGAAGCAGCCGTCACGCCAAAAGACTGCCGCAGGCGTTCCTGTTGGCCCATGGCGCCGAACGGTGCGGCGGCCGCTCGCGCAGCTTCTGCGCCCAGATCCTGAAGGCTGCTGGCCAAATCCCCGGCTTGTGCTGTGGCACGAGGTAACAGCTCAAAGCCAGCCCCCACCCGCTGCATACTAGCGCGCAAGGGGTCGGCAGCCGTACGCAGCTCCCCCATCCTCGTCCGCAGCTCCGCGATCCGCCGGTCCAGGCGGGCAACACGGGCCGCCGCCTGCTCAGCAGTCACACCACTGAGAGCCTGGTCAAACTTCTCCGACGCCTCCTGAGCAGCCTGGGCGGCGCGCGCCGCCGCCAGCTGTGCACGGAAGAACAGGGCGGCGAGGACGCCTAGGCCAACTATCAGCACACTGCCCGGACCTAACGAAAGCCCAAGCAGCGCAAAGCCTCGAGATGCTGTAGCCAACGCCACTGGTAGCAGCTTGAGACCCGCTACCGCGAAGGCAGTGGCCTTGAGCAATGCACCTAGGCTCCAGATAGCCGGACCTAATGCTACGACGAACAATCCCACGACCACGATCACCCGTTTGGTCACAGCATCCATGTGCTCAAAGGCCATGCCGGCGGCCAACACCGCGTTCCCCACAGCCTGCATCGCCGGTACCACGATGGGGATGAGCGCTTTGCCCAAACTCAGCAATGCTTCCTTCAACTTCTCCCACGCCTGGTGCATCTGGAACAGTGGCCCACGGCGCATTGCCTCGAACGCACTCGCAAGCACGCCCTGGGAGTTCGCTACGTTCCGCATCATGGTGTCGACTACGCCAGTATCCTGGGCCAGGACGTTCATCACCCCACGGAGTGCCCTGATGTTGGGGATGATCTGGGTGAGGACCTCCTCGTTGTCACCGAACGTCTTGTCAAGTAAGCGCATGACTTCGATCAGCCCCGTTGGCCCGCGGGCCATGTCACGCAATTGGGCCATGCTCATCCCAGTCGCTGCCAACGCCTCAGCCCCCTGCTTGCTGGGCTTCAGCAACACTGACATCATGGCGCTGAGGCTGGTGGCGCCTTCGGCCGCCTCCACACCAGTGCGCGAGAAGACGGCCATGATGCCGGCCACCTGCTCAAAGCTGATCCCCATGGCAGAGGCAATCGGGAGCAAACGCCCCATCACAGGTGCAAAGGCGTTGGCCTCCATCTTACCTTCGCGCACCGCCATGACCATGATCTCGATGGCACGCTCGGCCGTCATGTTGGCCTGGCCGTAGGCGTTCATCGCGCTCGTTGCGGCGTCAGCTATGACCTTGGTTTCGCCTAACCCAGCAGCCGCAGCCTGAAGGCTGGCGCGCATCGTATCCATCGCCGCGCTACCACGCACACCCGCCGAGGTGATGAAGTAGAGCGCTTCGCCGGCTTCCTTGGCACTGCGGCCGGATTCAAGGGCAAAGGCCCGAATGTCCTCTTCCCATGCCTCGATCTGGGCGCGGGACACGCCTACCAACCCCTCAATCTGCCGCATGGTGTTGTCGAAATCCGCGGCCAGCTTGACGCCAGCGGCTCCGACGGCTGCCATCGGCAAGGAAAGACGCATGGTGAGCGTCCGCCCGATGTTCGCCATCCGTGTGCCGGTTTGCTGCATGGCGGCTTCAGCACCAGCGAGCGCCTTAGTGAGGGCGATCGTATCGCCCTCTAAGATCACGCGCGCCCTGGCAAGGATCGTCACGTCACATCGCCGCCTTCGTTACCGCTCTTGTGCTGGAACTCACGATTAACCTGGCGTGCCCACTGCCGCATGAACTGCGCCCCTTGCTGGGGGGTCATGTATTGCCGCTCGGAGCGATCCTCAAGGAAGTCCTCGGGCTGTACCAACCGTGCTCCCTTCCTGCGGTGCACGTTGACTATAGTAGCCGCCACTAGAGCAGCCCGAAGGCTAGCGGCTCGTTCCCGTTGTGCCACCTCGCGGAGCACGGCGAAAACTTCCTCAGGGGTCAGCCGCCAATACAACTCATCTGGTACCCCTGCCGCCAAGGCAACGGCCCAGAGCTTCAGCTCCCAGTACTCTCGCCGCCCGTGGTCGCCGGCTGTTGGGCCGATGGTATGCTCGGGGCCACGGGCACTAGAGGGCCCGGAGGCACCGTCTCTCCCACCGTAGTAGTCACCCGCCCACTGGTGGCTACCCCCACAGCCCTCATGACCTCATCGAGATTCTCGAGGTCCACCATCTCCTCCACCTGCTCGATCGTCAGGTCGGGGTCCTCATGCCTGAGCCCAAACCAGAGCAACTTGGCGACCGAGTCGGCGCTGACCCCGCGCGTTAGTGCGTCCTCACCAAACTCGGTGCGGATCTCTCGCAGCGCCCGCAACGTGTAGCGGATGTGGCGCGGGCGGTCCAGGGTAACCAGCACGCCCCGAGTTGGGGTTGGATTGTCAGGCGTCGTCATGCGATCGTCACCGCTCCGGCAACCTTCACCGTGCAGCTCTGCTCCGCAGCGTTGTCATCGATCAGCGCCAGGTCACCCGAAGGCGCCTCGGTGACGAAGCCCTGGAACGTGTAAGTCCGGCTGCCCGTGCTGCTGGTCGCCGCGTCGGGCAGCGTGATGACGCACGTCTCCAGCGTAGCGGCGGCCCCGGCAGCCGCCGCATAGTTGGCCTCCAGGGCCAACTGGCCCACGTCCTGTGGGTTGTGGCGGAAGGTCAGCTTGACGCTACCCCCCTCCCGCAACCCAGGGAGGTAGGCGCGGGTACCTCCCGAACCTGAATCAGTGGTCTCGACCTCGCCGCGCGTACGGTCGGGAACGGATACGGAGACGAGCCCGCCGACCACATCGCCGCCGATCGAGAAAATCGTTCCGTGGGGAAGGTACTTAGCCACTTGTCACCTCCTAACTGAGTTTCAACCCAACAACGCGAATGAGATCGTGTGCCCAGGACGTCCTTGATCGTCGAACCCAAGGAAGACCGGCTCAGGCGTCATCGCCCGCACCCGCAAATAGGCGTGGGCACCAACCGTGATGTTCCGCTGCCCATGTAGGGCGTCGAAGATCGCCTGGGCCTTGGCCGCCGCCGCATCACCGTCCCACGGCCCGGCCCGCACGAAGACCTGTACGGCCGGGTCCTGGAGAGCGCTATCCCCGATGCCCGAAGTCGCAGCAATCTCGGGAGCAGCACCGCCATCCTCCGACACCACGACGAGCTGATTACTGGCGGGTGCGTCCATCTGGCGGCGCCGTAGCAGGTCCCACGCCGTGGACCCGCCAGCAAGGCCCTGGGCTTCGAGAAACGTGAACACGTCGGAAACAGCACCCACCTCTTTACACCCATCCCTTCTTCCACTGTCGCCACCCCTTGGCTGTCGCTGCACGCTGCGCAACCGCGTCCACCGCCGCCTTCAACTCGGCTAATGCCTTGGAGACACTGAGCCCATGGGCTTGCCACCGTTCCACCCCACGGACCAAGTAGCGCGCCTCGCCTACCGTGTGATGAAAGCTGAGGTCCTCGTGCTGCACCAAGGCGTAGGGCGCCGCTGCCCCGCCAAACGACAGCTCCACCTGCCCAAGGCCGTTCGGCCCCTCTACCCTCCCCGTGCTCCGCAACGTGCCCTTGTCCACCGGCACCCCACGGCCAGGGCGGCTGGCCTTGACGTCCACCATGATCTCTTCGCCGATGATCCGCAGTCCCGAAGGCACCCGCCCCTTGATGCTCGTGTTCAGCCGCTCGAGCTGCTTAGCCGCCCGGTTGAAGCTCTCCTTGGTTAATGCGGCCCCGCGGCTCATCCTACTTGACCCCCTGACGCCGCCGTTCAGCTACACAATCGTTCGCCTCCTCCTCGAGCGCACGATCAACGACCTGCGCTGAGAGCACGGCTACGACTGCGCACAAACGACGACTCTGTACTCGGCGCTCCTCACTGGCCGCGGAGTCTCGGGCTTGCCGCAATGAATCATTGACCATCTGGCGACTAATGTGCCGCTCCACAGCGTCGAGACGACCCCCAACACCAAGGCGATCCACCACTGCCGCTGTCGTTGCACCAATGATGGCAAGCGCCCACAGTAGCTGGCGGCCGGTGTTGCCAGTGATCACCGTCCTGTGCGTCGGCAAGGCCATGGGTCCTACCCCCATTTCACTCTCGTCGGCACCGCACGCGGCGGGCCACGCAAGTAGCACTCGAATCGTTGATGTCCTTGGTCACAACCACGATGAAGGTTTCCGTCCCCAAACCTACGCGGTCCTGGCTGTTGGGCAGCACAGCCTCGGTGCCGGGCACGTACAGCATCAGGTCCGTCATAATGCGGGTGCCGTCTGGGCCATCGACGACCTTGTTCTCCCGCACTGCGCGGGCTTGAATGGCCACTGGAGTATCGTAGGTCGGTGCCCCTTGGCCATCCACTCCAGTAAGCACCTCCAGCGTCAAGTCGCTGAGCGTGAGGTGGCGCGCCAGCAACACGCTCTCATTCATCGGCAAACCCAGTGCCCACGCGCCACCCGCCTACATGGGTGTCCTTGCTCGCTAGGAAGGCGGCACGGATCTTACCCGTCTTGTCAAAGGCCGCTGCCCGTAGCAGGTAGTCAGTGACGTCCGGGTCCACTTGATACTGCTCGCTCAGCCCGCCCCCATCGAAATTGACGGCCTTGAGCCCAAGATCACGGAGCCGCACGAGAGCGCAGGCTAGGTAACGTTCGATCAGCTCAAGCCGTGTAGCACTGAGCTGTGAGGTCGCCAACTCCTCATCAACCCACAACGAGGCGTCGGCAATGAAGGCACCGATCTGGGCGGACGTTAAGGACGTCGAGACGATGAGCCTAACCTGGGATTCACTCGTCCGGATGGCCATCGTCGCCTTCATCCTGTACGTCGCCAACCACCAGTGGCTCCTCACCCTGTTCCACAGCCAACAACGTTCGGGCCAGGGCGGCGTGGGGACCGTCGGGGTGCAGCTTCAGATAGGTTTCCGGCAGCATCCGCAACGGCCATCCCTGGGCGGCGAGTGGATGCGCGCTGTCCACAAGGACCAGCGTTGGAGGCGCGGGGGCAGGGGCCTCGTCCGCAGCGGCTACTGGCCGGAGCTTATAGCCCCGTCGCCCCAGCTCTTCGGGCGTCGGTACTAGAACTTGGTCACGACCCCACGTCGTCCCGTCGGCCCGTCCAAATGCCGCCCCGATGTTACGGTACGGCTGCATAATTTCACTCCCCCGCCCCCACCAACGTTCGTGCCAACGCGGCATGAGGACCCGTGGGGTGCAGCTTCAGATAGGTCTCCGGCGACATCCGCAACGGCCAGGTAGACGGCAGCGCCACTGATGCCGGCGCCGCTATTACCAGTGGTGCGGATGCCGCCAATGATGTTGGCTGTTCGTCCGCCCCCACTACTTGTACTGGGGGCGCTGCATCGTCCGTGACCAAGGCTAAACGGCTCCGGTAGCCACGGCGCTGGATGCGCTCGTGCTCCCGCGCCGTAGCCTCAAATGTAGCGCCGGGCGGCACCCCCTCGCCTGAGGGACGCCGCCACAGCGCTCCAGCGATGTTGCGGTAGCGTGGCATCCTAGCTCCCCCCTCCTTCGAGGCTAGCTGAGGTGCACGATCCCGTGTACTGTGGTACCTCCCGCCGTCTCCATCGACTTGATGTGGGGGCCGGCGACGGCCAGCACCCGGAAGATCGTGACGAACGGGTTCTTCTCCCACTGCACCGTGGTGATGGCCTGGGCCTCGGACAGGTCCAGCACGTCCTCGGTCATCTGCACCAGCACCACGTTGTCATCGGCCAGCGTGTCCAGCGGGCGGACGGCCTCGATGTCCTCCATCGCGAGAATGCGCTGGATGAACGTCCGATCGCCCTTCAGCGTGCTGTAGTCCTCCTGGAGCGTTGCCCAGTAGTTCTTGGGCACGTAGAGGAAGAACGGGCCGAACAGGTTGACGGCGTATGCGGCTTCCAACATCCGCATTACGTCGTCGATGATCGCGGCACCGGACAGGTCCCAGTCCGTGCCCAGCGAAACGAGCTGCCGGCTGGCCGCAGTGGTGAGCCCAGGGATACTGGTCCCCTGGCCACTGACGGCCGGGTTGGTACCCGGGCCCTGCCCGTAACCGTTGACGAAGAGATCCTGGAGCTTGTCCCGGACCCGCCGCGTCGCAGCCGCAGCGGCAGTGAGATCGAGGGGCTCGCCGCGCAACCGCGAGGCCTCGAGCTGCCGCCAGCTGATCTGGAAGTCCTTGGCCACCACCGGCACCGGGATCGTGTCCTTCAGGAAACTGGGACGATCCTTCTTCGGCGCGGTGTCTCCATCGTACGACACCTCGGCGGCGGTGAACTCCTCGAGCCGCTCCGTCACGCGGAGGACGGTTCCGAGGTTCACGGGCGTAACGAGCCCGCGGCCCCGGAGATCGTCCACGATCGTGAGCCGCTCACGCAGCACCTCGTTGACCCGCCGGTCCACCTGCTCCCACTCGTCTTTCCGCAACGTCGCGTTGCGGACATCGAGGGGATCAGCGTTGTGTGCGAGTACCGGCCGCAGGCGGGCAACGTTCGACACGCCGCGCGCGAGCAGCTCCTCGCCCCCAATCAGCCTGAACATCGGTTTGCGATCTCCTTTCCGTCCGGTTACGCGACTTCGACTGTGATCCGAGCGGTAGCGGACGTGGTGGTCACGGCCTCCATCGCCCAACCCACGATCGAATCCTGCTCGGGCTCGGTACCGATCTCGCGGAGCTGGCCATTGCCGTTGCTCACCAACCGATCACCCTTGGCGATGGTCTGGCTAACGGCGAGGGTGGCCATTACCTCCGCGCCCTGCTCGAACACACCGTACTGCACCGTCTCCCCGGCGGCGTAGGCGTCGTCGACGCCCTTGCCGATGAGATCATTCTCCAGGGCGAAGGCCTTCCTCGCCGAACCCCCGGCGGTGGCGTGGGCCTGGAGATCGTTGGCCCCGCCAAACTCCACGAGGTACCCGGGCGTGATCGCAGCGGAGGCTTCTCCCTCCTTGCGAATGAACCCGCCCTTCAGTGCGATCGTCTTGGCTGCCATTGCCTACTCACCCTCCTTCTTCTGCGGGTCCTTGGTACCCTTGGCGTTCTCGGCGAAATACGCCACCGGCTCCATGAACTCCGGCTCGCCGGCGTTGACCGCCGCCGCCCGGGGTCCACCACGACCGATGTAGCTCTCCCCACCGGCCATCGTGGCGAGCTTCCGCAGCTCGTCGACCGGCTTGGCCTCCAGCTCAGCGGCGCTGAACGGCACCGCCGTGTTGGCCGTCAACTGCTTGACCAGGGCCTGACGCTCGCGCTCCCGCTCCTCAACCGCCGGAGCCACGACCTGCTGAAGCGCCACGATCTGTTCGCCCTGCTGCTTCACGAGCGCCTGGAGTGCCACGACATCGGCCGGCAGCGGAATCGCTGCGGCCGGTGCGCCAGCACCCTCAGCGCCCAGCACTACCGGGTCGGCGTTGGCCGCCACCACAACCGCCGGAGCGGCGGGGGCTGCCTTCTCCTTCCCATCGTCCTGCTTGCCCGCGTCCTGCGTCATCAGTGCTCCCTCCGCTTCTGCGTTCGCTACGGGTTCGTAGACCACCCTCCGCTGTACCTTCACGGGATCAGAGAAGGTGATCGCTCCATCAGCCGCCATCGTGTAGGTGGCGGAGTAATACTGCTCCATGCGGCCAGTGAGGCTGTCATGCACCACACAGAACACCACCTGGGTATTGGCGGAGTACACCGCCTCAACCCAGACGTTGCGGTCCTTGCCGCCGCCATAGGCCATCTGGAGCGCGGCGTACAGCTTGCCCCGCAACTCATCGTCGGATTCGGCGTAGTCGGCATTGGCCGCCCGCACCAAACCCACCGCCTCGA